CTTTCCTCGCTCATAGTCCGAACCTTTCTGCACATATTGGTCCGATGCCACGCTCGATGCTTGCGTGTACAGTAAGCTCACGACCACAGCACGCACAGGTGCCTGTTTTGCGTCCATAGGCTACAGCTGAGGAAAGTGGGCTCTTGGCTATCTGCTGGAGCTTAGAGAGCGTATCCTCGGGTGTAAAACGAATGCCGAAAAACTTGCCTTCCTTAACCTTGCCGACATACTGACCATCAGCCTTAACATAAAGAGCACCAGCATTAGCACCATTGTCGGGAGCACGAGATATAACCAAGTCCTCAAAACGGAACTTAGGTGTCTTGATAGCCTCGTGAGCTTTGTTGAACATAGCAACTACATTGCCAAGATCGATAGAAGGTGCTTCAGCTCGTGTAGATTTATTTGCTTTGACTTTCATAAGCATCGCAACAGCAGCACCAATCTGCTTTTCAGAAAGCGAACCACGGTTGTTAAATTGCTCTACTAAAGAAGCAGCAAAAGAATTCCAAGAAGTCAACTCTTTAAGAGCCTCGATTAGTCCTGGATTTTGTTGATTGAAATTAGACATGTTTGCATAACTCATAATAATTTCCTTTCTCAGTCTATATAAATATTCTATCTTATTTAGATAGAAAGGTAAAGCTCTTTGTTTCCTTTTAAAAACAACATATTACAACTTTTTACTTATTGAGGTTGTCAGGTCTGGGCAATGTTTCAGTCTTTTTTCTTTGTTCATAAAATACATGCTGACCTATTCTTTTAATCTGAGTTAAGTGCTTTGCCCAATATGGTGATATTTTTTCATTGTGGTAATGAGTTGCTTTGTTGCCTAAAACATCTATGTATTCACCATCTTCAATCATTAGCTTTGCAATAATTTTAGAAGTCTCAAAAGCATGTTTGTCTTTTGGTGTATCTGATTTACCATCGCACCACCAGCTAAATGCACAACTTGTTTTGTTTGATTGAAACACAACCTCGCAAACAGTGTTTGGGTAGTTGTATGAGTTCACTCTGTTGAGAGTTACTTCTGCGACTGCTATTTGGCCTTCGATGGGTTGATCCCTTGCCTCGAAATAAATATTCAAGGCAAGGCAAAGTATTGCTGTTTCTATCATTAAGCCACCAGATCAAAATCGAAAGTAAATTGGTCATCGCACAGGCTGTCGAACTTAGGATTCTCGACTTCGTAAAAAGACTTGACCAGCTTCTTGCTCCAGTGGTGAGAAGCATCCATTGCTCTCCACTCAGGAACTTGATTGTCAATTGTTGTCCAGTCACGAGTGTCCATTACTAGGACATGGCGAGTGATTTGAATTATGTAGACTTTGCCCTGCTCTAAATTCTCAGGCACAAATTTACTCAATTTGCGTTTTTTCTCGAGCACAGTCCATTTGCCTTTAATGCCTAGTTTTTTGCAAGCAGTGGTGATGTTGCTAGTTGTAACACCCTTGCAATGACGCTTGCCACGAATTTTTTTAAGAGTTTGGTACGCAGGTTCATATTCTGTGCCAGCGATTGTGGCAACTGAAAACGGACCACACCAAGTGATTCTTTTCTTGCCAGTCCAGTCGGTAATTTTCCTTTGAAGTGGGTTGTGCTTATTCATTTTGATAGTCCTTTCTCAGTTGTGGTTTGGGGAGCCGAAGCTCCCCGATGATTATGCCCAATAACTATGGACATCTGCTTCTTCGAGCCAACGCATCGCAGTGTCGATGTCTGGTGCACCAACATCCATGCAAGCATTAATAGAACGGTCTTCGTCTTTGCGAGCTTCGGCAAGCTGACTGTCCAGCTCACTTTGCAGAAATTTAAAATCTGCTTCAGTTGGTGAGATGTTGCGAGCTCTGACGCCGTAAACATCTTTGTGAAGATCGCTGTATGCTTGAAAATCCATGATTTTTTCCTTTCTCAATCAATATAAGTATTCTATCTCCATTCACCAAAGAAGTAAAGAGTTTTCTTTCCTTTGTAAAACAACAACTTATGTTAGCTTACGCCACTTGTCTACATTTAACTTTCTGAAGCCTTTTCTTATCTGGCCTTTCAGAAGATACCAGTCTCCAATTTTACCATCTTCAACTATAGGCTTCCCAAGCTTGGGATATTTAAATCTGTCAATGCCTGCAAGTATCGGGCCAGTGTCATCTTCGAATTTCATATTTAACCAGAGATTGTTGTTCTCGGCTCTGCGACCACCTCGCTTGGCTAAGTTTACAGCCTCATTCAAGTCTCTCAAGTTTTTCTCAACTAATTTACCGAAAACAACAAATTCTCCAGGAGTGTCAGACTCAAGCAAATTTATGTCTGATATTGGTGTTTTGATGTTGTGATCTTCTGGATTTATTTTTATATGGCCAAATCTGCGTTCACACTCAAATATATCGTCATATGGTGTTTGTCCCTCATCTAATAGCTTTTCTTGCCTAGGAGTTAGAGGCTGTTGCATTTCTCTTCGATTTGCTATGTCTTCAGCTAATTTTGGCCCGACACCTTTAATTCCAATCAAGCCACCTATAAGCTCACCGTCTTGCACAGACCAATTTAATTTTGACTTGAATTTGTCATAAGGCTTATATCCTAATCCTTCTCTGACCACTTCCCGCAAAAGTTTAATTCCTTGGTCTTCGTCTTTTACATTGCGTAAACATGCTGCTGCAAACTCTAAAGGGAAACGGCTTTTCAAAACACAACACCAATAACTCACCATCCCATAGGCAATAGCATGGCTTCTGTTAAATGCCCAAGAACCCATTGTGTTAATGTTCTTCCAAATCTTTATTGACTCGTCTTCTGGTATGCCTTGTTCTTCAGCACCGATTTTAAATTTCTGCCAATACTGGTCAAAGAACTCTTCACCTAAAGATTTGCTCATTGCCTTGCGTAATTGAGAAACATCCTCCCAACTCAACTTCCCAACATCACGAGCGATTGTCATAACTTGCTCTTGGTAAACAACGACACCAAGTGTAACTTTTGTAATCTCTTCAGCAAGGGGATGGAGATATGTTACAGGCTCCAATCCGATCTTCCTAGATATGTATTTAGTTGTGCCGCCTGATGTTAGCGGTCCAGGACGAGCGAGTGCAGTGATGGAGGCAATATCTTCAAAGTTGCTAACTTTCATTTGCTTTGTCAAAGACTGTAGTGCATATCCTTCAAACTGGAAAATGCCTGCAGTCTTTTCATCATTCAATATATCAAAGGCTTTTTTATCTTCAAGAGGGAAAGTTATCAAATCCTCTTTCTGCCAGCCAATTTGTTCTATTACATCATTAAGAACAGATAGCGTCCTAAGACCCAAAGCATCTATCTTTAGAAGATTCAAAGCCTCCGCATCATGCTTATCAATTTGCGCAGCACCATTCTGAGAGCTAACAGAGCAATAATTCTTAACTGGTTCTTCTGTTACAATAATTCCAGCAGCATGAACACCTGTGTGGCGAGCATGGTTCTCCATCTTCTCCGCAATCTTCATTTGTGGATACTTCGCTAAAACTTGCTTGCCTATATCTAAGTCATTGAAAGTATCCATAATACACATGGCAGAGCGAGCATCACCACCACTCCTCTCAATGATTGCACCTTTTAGATCATTGACTTCCCAAGCTGGTATTCCGAGCTCTTTTGCAACTTCTGTTATTGTGCTTTTAGCTTTGTATCTGCTGACTGTTCCTAAGTGAGCAACCTTCTCGGAGCCATACTTATCTCTGAGATATTGAAAAACCATCTCTCTGCGATCGTCTTGGAAGTCAATATCAATATCAGGAAGATCAGCACGGGTGATATCTATGAATCTTTCAAATAACAAATCAAACTTTATAGGATCAACATCTGTTATCCCTGTTAGATAACAAACCAAAGAGCCAGCTGAAGACCCACGCGCTGGGCCCACAAACATATGCTTCTTTGCATAGTTTATCATGTCTGCGATAACATAGAAATAATCTTCAAACTTTTTACTTGCGATCATTTCAATTTCTCTTTTCAAACGATCTCTGTAAACAAGGTCATTCAAATCGATGCCTCTTGACGGAGCTGCATCTATGCACATTTGCTCTAAACTTTTTTCTGGCGAGAAAGATATCATTTGTGCGACTGGCAAATCAACATTGCACATGTCTGCTATTTTATAGGTGTTCTCTATAGCCTCATCAGGAAGCCAAGGCACACAATCTAGCATCTCATGTTCATTAAGCAGATGCATTGGTTTAGTTCTTTCCATCCTATTCATCCCAACAAGAACTTCATAAGCCTTGCGATCAGAAACTTTAGGATAGTAATTGTCAGAGGTTGCAACTGGCTTGAAGCCTTTTTGATTGCAAAAATCTAATGCTCTCTTTGAGCTCATTGGATTCATCTCAATATAAAGAGTGTCTTTTTTGGCCAAAGGAAGAAGTCCCCACTCTGGAGTTGTTCCACTCAATATTATTACATTGTCCGTTAAATCAAATAAATCAGTGTAGCTCAAACGAGGAAAATAATAGAAGTTCTCCTTGCTTGTGCTCCTTGTTACAAGCTCATAAATCTCTGAAAGGCCAGAATTGTTTTTAGCAATAAAAGCCATCATGTTTATAGGTTGTTTTGATCTTTCGGTTGAGTCTATTACAAATGCTATTTCAGCCCCAAACAAAGGCTTTTTACCTGCCTTCTTGCAAGCATTACTAAATGGCACATGGCCCCAAGTCCCTGCATCTGCTATGCCTATAGCATCACCACCATCAGCCTCTATTATATTTGCAATCGGGCCATAAGCCTTGCGGAAAGAATATTCAGTTCGTGTCCTGATCTGAAGCATTACATAATCACCGCAATGATTATATAACTAATAACAAAACCTGCTAAACCTATTGCCATTATAATTCTCCTCTGTCTATGTACCAGTCTACAATTCTCGCAGTTGCTTTAACATCAGTTATTGATCGGTGAGCACCATCTATTTTCTCTTCAAACAGCTCTTCGTAAATGTCACCCAACTTGCGCATCTTCCCCCAAATCTTTTGCCCTATCTCGACTGTGCAAATATGGTTTGATGGCCAAGGAAACTTCGTAACCTTATCGAGCCTTTCAAGTTCAAATCTTAAAACTTTTCTATCAAAAGGCAAATTGTGAGCAACAAGATCTTTCTCTCCTAAGAAAAATTCAGTTAGCTCCTCGACCTTAGTTATGAATGGCTTTTCATCTTTAAGCATTTCATCAGTTATTCCTGTGATCTTTATTATCTTAGGATCAAGCAGGTGTCCAGGATTGCAAAAGAATTCTAGCCTCGCCTCCTCTCGCATCTCACCTTTGCCGATAAGAGCATCATTATATTTTATCGCACCGAACTCAATTATCCTAGGCTGAAGGTCTAGGTCTGATCCTTCAGCCTTTGGCAATCCAGTTGTTTCTAGATCAAACACTATCATCTTTGTTTATCCTAACAATGAATTTAAGATCAACACCTAGAATATCTTTGGTATCAAAAATAACATAGTTGTAAGATCTCTTGCCTGCAATTACAGGATTAGTGTGCGACTCAGTCATAACTTCCTGCGCAACATCTATCCCACGAGACTGGAAGAACACTCGCCACTCTATAAGATCATCTGCAGAGCAGTGCATTCCTAAATGGCTGACTGTGTTTCTGTTTCCGTTTAGAGGCTTGTGTTCCCCATCGTCAATCCAGTTAGGGCCAGAGGTGTAATCTAAGATCTCAAACTCATTGCCAGAAAAAATATCATAGTTGAAAGATAAGTTGGCCTCATTGGTGCCTCTCTGTCCGAAAACATTACCACTTGCAACAACATGATCTTCAGACCATTCAGTTGCTCCGATCTCAGAAAGCAACTTTTTAGCTGCGACAGGATCTTTAGGGGCGATTGCTATTTGTTCGATTGTAAATTTCATTTTAAGCTCCATATGGTAGAATGCATCCAGTCAAATATTCGTGATGCTTTTTTGATTGAAGTAAATAGGCCATGAATTCTGCTAACAGGATGGGAGGTGTCTCTTTGCCTGTTAGCAATCCATTCAATTGATATTCTTGAGCATATTCTTTGCTCCATCCACGAGTGGCAACAACTTGTTCATCAATCGCATCACTCATTCCTGTGCCAGAAAGTTTGTTAGGAGCTATGCCGAAAACAGTGATGTTGTGTTTCTTGGTGAGCTCACGTGCTAACTGCAAGGTCATAATGTGGGCTGCAGCTTTAGAAGCATTGTAAGCCAAAGAGCAAGTCATTGGCATGTGGGCTGCATTGCTGACGATGTTTACAATCGTGCCTTCATTCTTAGCTAACATAGGCAGACAGGCTTTAGACATCATGTAAATGCCTTTGGCATTTGTGTCCATAACCTTGTCCCAGTCTTCTTCTTCAAAGTCTTCTAGCCAATTTATTACATTGACCCCAGCATTATTTATTAACACGTCTATTTCTGGGATGGTGCGTTGACTCCCATCAATATCAACAAAAGTTGGGTTGCGTACATCCCCACCATTATTTATATCAAAACCATAAACTGTGTGGCCTTGAGAGCGTAGGGTTTCTGCTAAGGCCAAGCCCAAACCTTTGCCTGAGCCTGTGATTAAAATTCTACTCATTATTTTCTCCTTTTATTAATGACTCCACCATTGCTGCATAAACTGCTGCATCATGTATTGAGTCTTTGTGTTTTAGATCGCTGTTAGCAAATCTTGTAATTTTAACAATCATGAGCTCAAACAGATGCCAGACATTATAATCGTCAACAGTTTTTAACTCCATGCCTTTAGGGAATAGTGCAACCATAACTTCGCCAACTGTTTTATAGTTGTCGCCATAGACTTTATTCCTTTCTCGGAAAGTGTCAGCCATCTCCTCAAGTATTTTGGCTGCATCTTTTTTCTCTAGTTCATTCATTTTCATCCCTTCCCCTTTCATAAGACTTTTCAAGATCGTCTTGGTAGTTGTTTGCTTTGTCAAAAAGATCTTCAAGCTCACTTTTAGCGAAAGTGCTCAGGTCGAAAAGCCTCGCAATCTTTTCCCCATCAAGCTCAATATCGTTGCCTCTTATTTTGAGTTTCATCAAAAATCTCCTGGAGCGACTTGCAGACAAGTCAAGCCTTCGCCTCTCCACATATCAACAACAGACTTTCGGTCTTCTAATACGAACCAAACATCTTTGTAGTTGATATGCTTTTCCAAAAGATTCTGCTTACAGACTGGATCAGGAGATTGATCCCACCTTGGTCTCATTAGCAATTCGTCATAAGGCACATCATTTACCTCTAGCCACTTTTGAGTGTCTGCTCGGCAACCTGAATCTCGAGCTGTCATGATAACAATTTTAGTTTCATCATCCTTGAGCATTCTTACTATGTTGCAAATATTTTCGATTGGCTTATCATTTATGCCAGCCTTGTTAAAAGCATCGTAATCTTTATTCTTGTAAAGAGAGATGCGATGACCATAGTCAGACAGTGTCCCGTCTAGGTCAGCAATAATTATACGTTCACCCATGATGGAACCTCCGTGTTTTTCCACTTTGCAAAACTTAACTTTTCATTATTGTAATATCTGTGATAAGCCTCTACTGTGTTATCACCTTTATATTGTTCAGGCATGCATTGTGGTGGGTCTGTGAAGTTCTTGTCTAATGAGATATGCAAAGGCATCTTCCTCAAAGGCTCAAGCAGATCCTCAGTTTTATGGATCTTTGCGTATCTGATTTCATATTGCTCGCAAAGGTTCAAAAACAAGAAAAAGCTGAAAAGGTAATTGTCAGCACATTCCCTCACCCAAACAGCACATGGGTGGTTTTCAAAAGCAGTCTTGTAAAGACCAGCCTTGTCAGCGAACTCATTACCATCCAGCATCCTGTGGGCTGTACAGAGAAGCTGTGCTGTTTCGAGTATCATTTTGACACAGTGCTTATCGCAATGCATCTCCGCACAGACCCTTGGGTCTGGGTCTAAATAGAAAATATTCATCATTGTTCCTTTCTCAATATTAAGATTGTAACCTATTTAGGCTTGAATGGAAATCTCTTTTTAATCCTTTTCCATATCTTATCAATCTTATTAGTTGCTTTTTCAACTGTTTCATACTTGACTTTTAATGATGGTTCTCTTTTGTCAAGTATGTAGTTGACTGTAGTGACAGCAACATTTAGCTTTTTAGCAATCTCAGACTTCGACATTTGATTTTTCATTGAATGAATTTTATCAACGAAGTCTTGATTGTATTTTTGCTTAAATGTCATTTTGCTCTCCTATGGGTTTAGTGACTTGGACATTGATGGTGCAGCCCATTCAGTTGGTGTTAAGAAAGGCTCTGCCCATGGATGAACCCGCACCACCTCATCGACCATCATTTTGAACACTTGTTGATATTCCCCTTGGGCTCGTGGGCTGAGACGTGACTTAGCCATCTCACTCAGAGTTCGCAAGTTAAACTTGGCGACAATGTTGGTGTGGATGTTGGTTGGCAGTATTCCGCGTGCATCTTCCGCTGGGACTAAATCCCTCAGCTTTTGATAAGCATCCGCAATATCAGTCATTGCCTTGTCATATGCCTCCAGAGCTTCTGGATTGTTCTCAATGCGTTCTGGGGTGTAATAGCTAAATCCAAACATGTCAACTGTCCGTTGGGACTGCTGGGCATATGAAGCTTGGCGTGTTCGGACAAACTGGTGAGTGAATCCACGGCTGACTTCACGGACATTGAATGTATAGTCGATGAACTCCCAAGATGAGCGTATGGTTTGGAGCATGTAATCAAGCTCTTTCTGCTTGGCATCCTCTGGCCAAGAAGCGATTTGCTTGTAAGCATCCTCGTCATCCATCAAGCGAGTGTTCTTTGTGAACAACAGTAGGTCAACTGCGTCCGAGGTGTAATTTACCAATTTTACTTTCATTGTGTTTCTCCTTTCTGAGAGTGCATCCATCGGCTGTAATTAGAACTTGACCGAATGAATTGTTCTATATGCTGTACATCGTCTGCAACATCATCAAGTAAAATTTGACGCCATGTTGCAAAACGACCAAGCGAATATATTCCGTATTTAGTTGTCATTTCAAATATAAATTGCTTTCTTAGCTCTTCATTAATAGGTTTTATTTTACCAAGGTACTGCTCAGAAGATTTTAAGTCAACAAGTTTACTTGGCTTTATTCCAAAGTCTTCCATGAGCACATCCATAATGTGTGGTCCGATAGCGACTTGGGGTTCTTTTATAAATTCTGATATAACAATATCTCCAACAACAGATATCCTATAATATGGAACTAATGGGTCTGGATAATATATTGTCTGGTGGACTCTACAATCTGGCGATTCAATGCGAGCTTTTTGTGTCCATATCTTTTGCGAGGGGAACTCTGGCCTGTCTGGCCAACCTACAACTTCCATCAATGCAGGCATAGGAATTGTTGATATAGTTGGAGTGGTTTCTGCATCTTTACAGTCGAAGCTTTTTAGCTTCATGTCGTATTTTATTCTGCAATTTTTAGACATGGTGTTGATTAAATCCCATGGAGCTATGTATCGGTCAACAGGATCGAGATTGTTTATAGACCTATTGAGTATTGATCCTGTTACCTTTTGAGAGTATAGGTTGCTCAAAAACAAATTGGTCTTTGTGTGAATCTTGTTGTTGTGCTTTATAGCTTTATTGACTTTGACTTTTTCAAAAGGGATTGCACAAGCAGTGCCAACCTTATCAGTCCTAAATCGAAGCAGAGCTCCTTGGTTATTAGGCAGCACACTTTGAGCTTCATAAATTATAGGACTGAAACTCCTCAGCATATTTCCTGCTAACAATCCTGCGAGACCTGCTCCGTAAATAATCATGCGTCTACCTTCATTTTATTTAATTTCCTTTTTGCCCTAAGAGCAATTGAATTTGTCGTGACTGAAGGGTGACGATCTATTTCAACAGGCCAAAGGCAAGCATCAACTGCGATGAGCAAGAGTTTTATCTCTTGCTCATTTAATTTTAATTCAACATTCATCAATTATCTCCACTCTTCCTTTTTTGATATCATGCGCAAGGTCTTCTCGGCAACCACCTTTTGTGCTACCATGTCCTTCAGCCAACTCAACAAACTCTTCGTATGAGATTGTACCATGTCCTAAGAACAAGCTGAAATTATTCCAACCACGAGTTCCCTCTTTGCGAGGATTGGTATCTATTAGGCATTTGATTTTTTTACCTGCGAAAGATCCACGAGACTTGGGATTATTTTTCTTCGCTTGCCGACCGAAAGCATCATAAGTTTTCTCAACAGGCTTAAATATAAGAGGTGCCAATTCTTCTTTGTCGGAGCGTGTAGATGTTACATGGATATCAGCAATGGCATCCATAAAACGCTTGGCAGCAGTTTTGTTATCAGAGAATTTTTTAACAGGCTTATCGGTCAGTTCATTGTATGCATTGACGAGAAGTGTGCCTGTTACATTGCGATCGGCAAGAAGCTCATCAGCATTCTTAAAGAAAGCAACTCCGTTGCCCATCGAGCGAGCAGCTTTGTCAGAAGAATAGCCTTTTACAACTAGGCTCTTCGGATCGAGAGTGTAAGTTACAGTATTCATTTTTATTCCTTTCTAAGATATATAAGTATTAATAAAATTTTCACCACTGATAGTAATATATGCATATCCATCGGAGTGACGTGAAATGAAACCAGAATCAACTAATTGCTCCATTTTCTTGCAATATGTTTGATATGATTTAGGGCAGTTAAGCATTGTGCTTTCGTCAAAGTTTCTGACGTGGATCGGCTTTCTTATGCCGTTCTTTGATTCTGATGCTACTGCTTTTTCAAGCATCTCTTTTTGAATCTTTACTAACTTCATTTTTTATTCCTTTCTAAGATATAAGGTATTCTATCTTTTTTAGACAGAGATGTAAACACTTTTCTTTCCTTTATAAAACAATAGCTTGCATGTTAAATAGAAAAGTATCTCAAGCCTCTCGGCTGGATAAGATACAAATTTTCTTTAGTTCTGGTCAGCGCAACATACCAAACTCTGTTTTCCTCATCGCTTCCTAAATTGTCCCAGCTTAACTTTCCCATGTCAGTTATCAATACCACATTGTCAGCCTCGCCACCTTTGCTTTGATGAATTGTTGAGATTGTAATTCTGGGCTTGTCTGAGAACTTTTCACCATTGCGCATACAAGATCTTAGATACTCTCTTTCGTCTGCTGGCAAGCCTTTTAGTATATCCATCCAATCTTTGCTTTTAGCATCCTCAGGCAGACCGAGATCATTTATTCTGTAAATTTCTTTCTTCTCCAGAACAACATTGAAGTTGAAAAAGTTAATTAAATTTTTTGCTTCTAATCTGTTCAACTTTTTGTCTTTGCGTATCTTTTCCCATGAAATTATTGCTTTAGTTTCATTTGTGTCTAAAGAGCTTTGTCCATTGAAAGTATATGCATAACCTTGCTGGCGAACAACTTTCTTAATTCTCTGGAGCAAATACTTGCTCCGACTCATACAAAGCCAAGTTCCATCGTCTGAAGAGAAATCAACACTATCAGCCTCTGACATGTAATTAACTGTGCCAAGCTCTCTTCTCGGTTGCCATGGCTTAAAATATCTGTTTCTTATTCTTCCAACAATATCAGAAGCAAGAGAGTGAACGCTCCTAGGCACTCTGAAACTTTGTGGTAAAATTCTCTTGTCCCCTTTTAGACTCAAGAATTTATTTACATCAGCACCAGCCCATGCAAAGATTGCTTGATCGTCATCCCCAGCAATGTAAACTTCTGAAGCCTCTGAAGATGCTAATATTGCCATGCGATATTGCAAAGAGCTCAAGTCCTGAGCCTCGTCTATTATGCAAATGTCTATTGGCAATGAGCTTTGATATCTTTCTAGCATATCAGTGAAATCTAACAAGCCATTGCGTTTTTTGTAAGTTGTAAGAGATTGATGATATTGCTTAACTGCGTGCAGAGTTAAATCATTCTCATTGGTAAGTTGATATTGACTTTCCATAGATCGAATGCCAGCTCTAGCCAAAGACTCAACTCTTGAACATTTATCTCCTAATCCATAGCCTGTGTGGATGCCTAAGTCTTCATCGTAAATCCCCTTGAATTCAACACCAAGAGCTTTGCCAAGCTTGCGATAATG